CACCATTGCTAGTCGAAGCTGCATTGTCCACCGACGCGCTATTGGCTGCTGATGAATCTGTTTGTTCTGGTCCGTCGGTAAGGACAACTCCCCAGTTCAGCCCATTACCGTCGGACGTAGAGAACTCGACAGTCGTGGCGATTGCTGAACCTTGTGACCTATCTATGTTGTAACTAGATTGATCTGCGACCATACCGCAGGCTGCATCGCCTCTGCTTGTTCCCATCGTCATTATAACTTCTGAATCACCGGCGATGGATTCAAACGCATCGTGGGACATTCCCGCCGCGTTATCAAACCAACCGTTTACAGTAAGTGTCGAATCTGTCAACCCGATAATCCGCTCGGTAGCTGATTTAGATAACGGAGTCACGTCTAACAATGTCTGAGTACTTCCGATACCTGATAGCGCGTTGACATCCGTGTTTAGGTCGTACCCGTTTGCGTAAATTCGGACACCAAGTCCATTAATCTTCGCCATCTATATCTCCATCCTCATCTACTTCGGCAATGCGCCCTCTTTTGAGCAAATCCTTAATCGTGCTCTCTTTTACACTCGCAGGGAAATCAAAGTTTTTACCTGCTTCAAAGTTTTCATCACCAACACTAATTCCAACGATGGCGCGGTACTTGCCCACATCAACGAACTGTCCGTTATCTGATCTTCTTCTTGTCATGGTACGATTGGAACCTCTCCGTATATTTCTACGCTGTAGGGAATCGTGACTGTGCGATATGCGATACCGCCAATCTCCGAAAATCCTATGTCTGCATTTTGTGGCATTGAGTCAGTGCAATTCCCCGACAGGTTTGAATCGCCCCGTAATGCCGTTTTGATATTTACAATTGCGTCCCACACTTCACCTTCAACAGTCTCTCGGACATTCGGTGAACTTTGCATACGCCAATAGCATTGAATAGTAAATTCAGTTGATGTCGATGAATCTGCTAATGTAGTAAAAAGTTCCTCATGGGACGTAATCCAAAAAGCAACGGATGGGGTAGCCGGTATGCTTAACGGCTCGCCCTGATACACCGAGATAAACGACGGTGATGAAACTCCGCTCAAAAGCGAATCAATTGTTGATAGAACTCCTGAGCGGCTCAATTTAGTTCCTTCTTCAATCCGGCGTCATACGCCTTTGCAATGCGCTTATCCTTTTTGAATTTCTGCATGGTGTTGCGAAACATGTGGTAGCCCTTAAATCTGCTCGGAGTTTTCCATCGCGGATGCAGGCCACCATTTTCAATCCAGTACGCGTATTCTACGTTCGCACCTTTTTTGAATAAGCCCGTATCTAAAACTAATCGAGGGTCTTTCCATTCATCTGAGATGTGCCACATAACCCGACGTTTTAACTTTCCGGTTTTTAGACCATGCCCTGAATACAACTGGCTTCGGACATCTTCTTGCATTTCTTTACCAACAGTCCGCAACGCTGTTTTAACACCACGTTTTAATCCGTCGTTAGCTTTTTTCTTTGTGCTCAGGGGACCCTTTAATTCAACTTGAACATTACCGGTATTTTTAGCCATTAGAAAATTGCTCCTGATAGATCGCCATACGCCACATATGGGTCAAGAGTTTTCAAAATACTTCTGGCCTCATTGGTTGGAAACGCAATTGGAATTTCTCCCCCAAATGTTTGCTGAACACCCATATCTCTATTGCGATATTCAACCCGCGCCAGATCCAAGCACGTCTGCAATACATCTTCGGGGTAGGTGTAATACACCACAGCGTCACTATTCGAGTGAGTTGCTGCTGTTGTACCATGAACCCCACGAACAACTGTGAGCACATGAGTTGATATTGACTCGACATACATTTGTTCAGCGTTGACCAATATCGTATTACCTTCTGACAGGGTAGAACCGTCAGTGACCGTGATGCTAGTCGTGGTTGTACTGGACACCGCACCGTTCAACGTTGTAGCCGACTTCGTGGTATTTCGCCAGCCCCATGTAGCAGCAATCGCTAGTGTTTGCTGGCCACCCGAAAACGTTTTCGCCGTGTCCTCATTTAACTTGAAACCCCAATACGGGATCGAGTTATACGGAAGCAGGAAATAATCATTCGCATAACCTTCCGTCAATGTTTCATTGGTAGTGCGGGCGGTATCGTCGTAGGCGGTCACACTGGTGATGCTATTGGCCCAAGCCCCAAAGGGTATTTCATTAACGATTACCGCTGCCGGAAGTATGCCAAGCGCGGCAGCCGACCGGCGCGGGTCGTTTCTAAGGTAGCTGGATTTTAGTCCAGCAGCGCCGAGTCTCTCAGAGTATGGGCCATTCCCAATATCGTAATATCTCGTCGCAGTAAACGGCCCGAACGAATTATCATTCACGCGCTGGTCAATTCGCCTAGACGCTTGAAACAACAAACGCCGAAGCGCATTTGTGTCAGCCGTCCAATTCGACGAATACGACGTACCGGCTAGGTAATCCCTAAAATCGCTTAGGGATGCGTAGGTATGATAAATGGTTACGGGTTGCGGCATTACTTATTTTCCTCAGCTTTACTGGCGTCTTTTTTCGACGCTTTAGGCGGAGCACTAAATGCCCAACCATATTCCTTGAGAATTGCAGCACTGACTTCGTATTCTTCGCCAGCGTTGTAAGTCTCGCCACCTTCAATTCCAAGCGGCTCTAGGCACGTTACTTTCGGCATAATTCCTCTTTTCTGTTGGGGCAGGGCTGAGGGTATACTTTCTCAGCCCCACCCCATCTAACTACGAACTACGCAGCGCGTAGGATCTTGAAAGCTTCAGCGGTGGCCATACGACCATCGCTTCTTGCTGTTGCGAAGAAGCCCACTTGTCCATTACCCATGTACAAACTATCGTTTCGGCGGATACTCATTCCGGCTCTTTCGAACAGGTAGTATGCCGACATATTTCCAGCGACACCAATTTTCTCGGTTGATGTAATTGTCGTGCCGAAAGGCTGACCACTCACATCGACGTTGATAACTTGGCGACCCATGAGGAACGCATCTGGCGCGTTCGTAAGCGACTCAATCGCATGAACACCAGCCGCAGTCGTGCCGATACCGTTTATGAGCGCTGATATCGCAGATGGGAATACCCACCTGAAAGTCTCAACGCCACGATGCTGCTGTGGAACATCGAAATAAGCGGAAACGATATCAGCAGCTACGACAGAAGTCGCATTTGCTAAAGTCGAATAGCCTACTGATGCGCCCGCACCGTCAACACCGTTCACAATCCCGTTATAACGAGCGGTCCCGTTACCAGCCAGAATTTCCTTATCTTGGAATCTGCCGTTGGCGGATTGGAAGATTTGAGAAAGTAGCGCGGGCAAGTTTGGAACTGAGTCCGCAAGCAGTTCGTCAGATACACGGGTAAGTCCCGCGATCTTCAAAACGCCGAATGAGACCTGTCCAACTGTCGGAGTTTGTTCCGCTCCAGTGTACGCAGCTTCCTCAGCCAGATAGCTCATTGCAACGCTGTCTAGTGTTGGAACATATCCATCTTTGGAATTTACTCTTAGCACCGTACACGCATCACGCAGCTGACCGCCTGTTGCTTCTGGTATAACAAAAGTTGAGTTAATGAACTCCTCGGGAACGAAGTAGCCGCCTTCGTTATCGGTGTCCTCCTGCATCGCTTTCGTCTCTTCAACTGAAGCGTTACGGAAGAACTCATCCTGTGACTTTGATGTAAACCATTTCATCCAAGTGTCGCGCTGGAACGCGGCCTCAGCCTTTAGGTTGTCACCCATCTTGCCTTGAACCCAAGAAGTCTGAGCCATAGCTGGTAAATCTTTTTGATAACCTGCTGGCTTATAGTTTGAGTCAACATGGTTTTGGTATGTACCATCACCGCGCTGATAGTTCTTTGCATCTTCGACAACATCGTCGTCAGCAACAGGAACAGTGTTGATTGGCTTGCGGTCGAATGACGCAGCTTTCTCAAGTCGCGATGTGAGATCGGCTTCTTTCTCAGCCTCAGTCATTAGCGCGTCCATTTCTTCAGCGTACTTCTCTGCCTGATCAAGCTCACCCTTTTCGAGTGATTCTTCAGACATTTTGCGCAGAGCGTCGGCTCTTGCAAATTTCTCTGTGGTTTCCATTGTTTAGCCTTTCTTGCTAATACTATTTTTCAAACGGTGAGTGAGTTGGCGAATTCTCTGTTCTTCAAGTTTTCGCAAAACTTGCTCCCTGACTTCCGGCGTGGACGGCACAAAGGCCTCAGCTATTATCGGCTGGCTGTCGTCGGCGCTTTCCGTTTCAGGTTCCGTTATTTCATTGTTGTCACTCTTCGCACTGAGTGTTCCCGTGTTTGGTGACGCGCCACGGATAACGCTACTGACTTCAACCCAATCAACATCTTTAATGTATCGGCGGCGAAACCCGTCGACGTTGGCAAATTCAGCCCCGCCTTCAGGTATGTTGAACCCAACGGACCATTCCTTCGAATAACCGCCAGCCACATTGCTGAACGTGTCCCGACCGAGTTGCGTGTCTAGGTTGAATTGGATTTTGTTGTACAGCTTGGCAGTTCCTGAACCGGTGTTGATCTCACGGGCATCAATGACTTTCCCCACCACCTTTGACGCATCGTGTCCGAGTAGAACAGTGACGGGCATGTTGTTGGCTATGCTGTTTTGAAACGCGCCTGTATCAATGACATCATTGTCAGAGTCAACAAGCCCCATTGAATTAGTCAGCGCCTCAACTATTCCTTGAGCTTCGTCAATTACCTTGACCTCAGCTACCTCNAATGTTTTATATTCTGTCATGTCAGATCCTTCACTATTTCAATTTCAGCGCTTTGTTCGATTACAGGTGTTATGCCGTCCAATGTC